GACCAATCCACTATGTTATCAGCATCATTTTCAATTGCTCTGTTTTGATCATATGTGCTGCTCGTATTATTTAGAGTGTCAAATGTCTCAGGAGACCACTTAGCACCTGAAGTTAGACCAGTTACTACTTCATCGGTTGTGAAGGTTCCTGTCCTATTGATGACTTGGAGAGCTCTGGTTGTGCTGTCCCAAGACTTGACTTCTGCTCTGTTGTCTTTTGGTGAATAGTCAATGACGACATTAGGGACAGAAGTATAACCTGACCCACCGCCAGTGATAGTAATACCATTAACGATACCTGTGCTACTAACCGTAGCAGTTGCTGTTGCACCTGTACCACCTCCTCCAGAAATAGTTACGGACGGTGGTGTAGCAACTTTATAATGTGCTCCACCATCTGTAATAGTTATACCTGAAACAGCATCACCAGTAATAGCAGCAGTTGCTTTTGCTAGGAATTCATCACCTACAACTTCTTCACCTACAGTAAAGTCACCACTACCGCCAGGATCCATGAATAGTTTGATGGCATTATCGAAGAGTTGTTCGACTGCATCAATCTCTGCAACACCTGTATCGAAGTCGTCTTGACCAACCTCATAGATCTCAGCAGTGATAGCGTAGAACTGGATCTTACCAAACTGATAGAATGGTTCTTCTTTACCTACAAATTTGATTTCGTAGATATCTTTTGTTAGTGGGAAGTATAGTAGATCACCTTCATTAGGTCTGCTTTCTACTACTAGAGTAGGACTATGCTCTGCTACTTCTTGTTCCCAGCGTCTTGTAGACACACGGAAAATAATTTCGTCTGTAATTCTTAAACCGAACTTGGAGATGAACTCAGCATTATCACCAAATCCCATGACGTTCTGCAACAGCATTTCAATCTGGAATTGTTCTTGATACTTGGAGTATCTAACTTCATCCAGAGTGCTATCCTGTAGAACTATTCTAGGGATATAGTATATGTCTGTACCAAACAGTTTGATTTGCTCATCCACAAGATCCTGAACGAGACCTTGTTCGCCACTATGACCTGCGTAGTATGTTGGAAAGTAGGGACTGGTAGGCATTTTATCCGATCATATCCATTGGTGGGATTGCATACTTACTGAGAACTTCGCTTTCGATTTTCTCAATTTCTGCTAGTGCGTCTGTGTAGATCTCTCTACCGTTGAGTGTTACACCGCCAGGTAGTTGAACATTGTTATACTTAATCAAGTTTTGTCCCCACTGTCTCTTCATCAGAGCAGTGGCATATTTCTTGACAAAGGGATCATTGTTCATCTCTGTTGCATCTGTAGGATCGACAAGACGATGACATTCAATCAAGATATTTGTTCCTGACTGAATAAAATCTTTATCGACATCCAAATACAAACGATCGCGACGCGCTGTAAATCTGAACTGCTGGTATGAACCATTGTTCAGAACCATATCTAGAGTTTCTAGATACTGTTTATTCATATAATAGTTGAGGATATCAAGTGATCCGAATGCATAGAGATCATTCAAGAACAACTGATACTCAACGCCAAAAAGGTTTGAACGGATTGAGTTGCTGACTAAACCAAATACTTTTGTAATACCAACTACATGATCAGGAATTGGAATATAGTTTGTAGTCTCCTTCCAATCTGTAGTTCCTTCTGTAGTAGTTACACTAGAAGCAAGTCTTGTTTTATCATCAGCAGTAATTTCGTGGAATAAGTAAGCACGCTCCATACCGTTGTAACAGTTCTCTTGGAAGAACTGAAACGTGTCGTCTATTACGTTGTTGACCTGTTCGTCATCAATGTTAACTTGCAACACAGGTTCACCAAGTTGCCTCTTGCAATATGTGATGAGTTCAGTTCTAGAACTTGGAGATGCCATTACACACAAAAATCCCTTCTTACCTATTTAGGAAGAAGGGATTTAGTATCTATTCTGCTGGTTTTTCCTCTGGTTTTTCCTCTTCCAAGAGACCTAGAGTTTCCAAACCACCTTGTAGTTTAATCTTGTACTCTCTTGCTTTCTTGAGATTTTCTTCTAGTTCTGCAATTTGCTTTTCTGTAGTAGCAATCTGTTCTTCAAAATTAGATTTAAGTGTTGCTGGGTCCATAGTAATCACTAAAAATGGTGTGTGTATTATTTATTGTGGAGGAACTCCTCCCTTTCCTCCTCTGCCTCCGCCATCTTGACTTGCAGCAGGATCATAGGTATTCAATCCTCTTGTAACCTCTTCTGGTTCTTGAGCTGGTTCATACTGATCATACTCCTCTAGAGTAATATAGTCAATACTTTCCTCAAAGTCTCTGATCTTTCTGATGGTATCTTCAATCTGTTCTTTACTTGGAATTGGTCTTGGGTCATTCCAAGTAAAATTACCATGATTGATCTCCCATTTTGCTCCTGGTCTTAACAAATTAATTGCGGCATCGAAACCGACAAATTCATACCTTTGCTTCATTGATCTTCTCTATCCCATTGTTGAAATTCTTCGTTCCACTCCCATGTGTATGTGTCAGTGGATGGTGGTGCTGGTTCAGGTGGTTCATAGATATTCTTATCTTCATTATATTTCCAACTTGGATATGGTTTTGGATCTACAAACTTGTCAATCCTACCATCATAGTAGCAACCAATACCTGCAAATTGTCCACGGAGGTTACCATTGTAGGATGTCTTTTTCCAGTTGGTGTCTGCACCATGCCACTTCTTAAGATGAGCGATTGCTAATTTCTCATCAGTTTCACCAAAGTCATCCATCTCATAAAAGTCATCTACTTTACTGACCCTTACGACGATGTTATTTTCATCTAGTTGTGCATAGTGTGCCATGTTTCTCTTGTGTTTTGAGATGCCCTTGTATTATTTATTTAAGTTATTTGGTTGTCATATGCGTACTGGACGTAATAACCGTCTCGCCTGACATAATGAAAGAATATCTGATGGTAATATGTATCCTTATTTCCCTCCAAAGGTTCTCTCCAGTGAGGTAGCAAATGTCCTTTGTATAGAACTGCATCTCCTGGTTTTGTGATCATGTCATGAACTTCTCCATTTTCCAACTCAAATGAGATTGGCCAGTCATAGTCAGCATTAGTGCTGATGTGCATGGATACGCTAACTTCACATGATCCTCTGTCAGTGTGACGTTCTAGATCATGACCTTTAAAATAAAACCTATCATAATAATAAGTAGGATACAACTTATCACCAATTACTTGTTCTATAATATTCTTAATACCATAGTGTAATGATTTATATTTGGGATGGTTGTAGCGAGAAATGCTACCACCCACTTGTCCCTCTTCTTTGTCCCAAGAAGTCAATGCTCCTTTCCTGTCATAACCAAACCTACCACGTTCTAGTGGTGGATCCTCTTTTAGATGTGGTGCATACACCAAATTACCTAAACGGATCAAAGACCAATCATTATAATTCATCGCCACCTCGGACCTACAATCCAACCGACTAGAGATTTTCTGATACCAGAATGCACTGGTCTAACTCTATGTCTTGTCCTACTATCAAATACAATCAGAGTTCCTCGTTTCTTTGGTGCCATATACAAATGACTTCTTTCATTTAGAAGTTGAAACTCTCCACCTGTATATTCTTCTGGACTAGATAGTTGTAGAACTACAGAGAGTTTCCTACACTTTTCCTTATCGAGACCTTCCAGTCCCTCATCTTGGTGCCAGTTATAGAACTGCCCTTTCTCGTAGGTAGTGTATTGCATTTCACCACCATCGATACCATCGATATCGTATTGCCAATTCTCTCTGTTCGCTTTCAATACATACGCCATGCATAAGTTGACAACCCAATTGTTGTCGCTAATCCATGCGGTCTTACTATCTCTGGTATTTAAATCTAGTCCACTCTGAACCATAGCGGACCTTGAATTCTCATCGTATGTTTGACAATCCCTCTCGACCAACGAGACAATTTCCTCTGGGATGCACGTGTCAAACCACATCGTTTGAAATGCCATACTGTAACCATTATGATATAATTATTTAGTTGCCATATGAAACCCGACATTGTGAGAAACTTAGGCATTAGTAGAGTGCATAACTCCTCGACAACTCTACTAGAAAACGGTGAGATTGTCTACCATTTAGAAAATGAAAGACTTTCTAATAGAAAGTATGACGCCTTTCCGTTTCAGTGTCTAAATGATCTAGACACAAGTAATCTTGATAACATATGCATCGCTGGTGTAGGTAAACTGACACCTGTAGATTGTTTTGTTTCTGACGATGCATACAGTTTATATGTAAAGACAAAAGAAAACAAGTATGATACCGCAGTTCATGATCTATCTTTATCTCATCATGAACTACATGCAGCACATGCATTTTATAACTCTGGGTTTGATGAAGCAATTTGCATCGTAAAAGATGGCATGGGATCAGATGTTCCGTTGAACGGAGACATGTTTCAGTCGGGAACATATGGTAGAGAACTGTCAACAACCTTTACTGCTTCCTATCCTGCAAACTTTGATGTTGTAGACAAACATGTTGCTGTGCCTTTCAAAGCAAACCACAGGTTTGGTGATGTGCTTATCTCCAACAATCTGGGTGAAGGTATGGCATTCCAAAAGACATCAATTGCATTTGGTTTTCACGAACTAGATGCAGGAAAAGTTATGGGCATGGCATCTTATGGAGAAGAACTTCCTATCTCAATCTATAAAGATGGTCTGATTGATAATCATCTGTTTTACATTGGTAATGATCT